ATAGAAAAAAATCTGTATCACCTAAACAGCTTGTAGACCAAGCAACAGGTATACGGCTTTCAGCCCATGAGCGTCTGTGTGCAGAGCGTATGCAGACAATACAAAATAGTATAAATGAATTAAAAAGAGAAGTTAAATCTTTACGAACAGATGTTTCTACTGGAAAAGGAATGGTTAAAGTTTTAGTTTTCTTAGGAACAATAGTAGCAACCATCATTGGTGTGCTAAGTATAAAGTAAAGGTGGTAACGTAGTGTTTAAGATTACAGCATTACTCTGCGTATTAGCAGTTAATGGACAAAATTTATGTATGGTAGGTGACTTACCAACACAAAGTTATTTTGCTACAGTAGAACAATGTAGACAAACAGCTAGTGAAATAGGTCAAGCAGTAAACGAAGAATTTATACAAAGAAGTATAAGTTTAAGTATGCAATGTGTTAAAATAGGAGAAAATGTATGATGATATACGGTGAAACGCTTACACAATGGAAAAACCATGTTGTAACAAAGATTAAAGACAACAAAAAAGTAGTTATAGCTTTTGTTGCTTGGTCAGTATTTCTATATTGGTTATAAAAATGTTACCTTATAGATTATTATTTAATATAGGCTCTAAAGCTGTTGGTACTTTTATGGAGAGAAGAAAAGAAAAAAGCCAACGTAAACACGATATTGCTATGCGAGAAATGGCAACAGGCAATGAAAGAGCTAAAAGAAATGGCTCATTAATACTAGATTTAGTATTAGGTGCGTTTATATTAGCACCTTTAGGTATACTTGCCTACGCCGCATTTTATGGTGATATGGTAATGTTACAAAAAGTAGAGTTTTATTTTGATAAATTAAAAGAAATACCAGAAGTATATTTATATTTAATTTTTATTGTAGTAGGTGGAAATTATGGTATATCTGTAACTAACTTACTAACTAATAAAAAATTTAAGTAATGAAAATAAATGAAAACACTTCGGTGTCAATGCCAGTTAGAAATTTACTTTCTATAATAGCGGCAGTAGCAGTTGGAGTGTGGGCATATTTTGGTGTAACAGAGAAACTTAACTCTCATAATACAAAACTTATTATGATAGAAAAAGACTTAGAAAAAGTTGTAGAGTTTTCTGTTAAATATCCAAGAGGTGAAATGGGTATATCTGCACCAGACCAAGAACAAAATATCTTAATTGAGTTTCAACAAGGTATTATTGAAAAATTACAGTCTGATGTAGAAAAATTAAAAGATAAACAAAGACAATTTTCAAACGGAGAGCATCAATGATAGAGAGTGTGGTAGCATTACTTATGTTATTAAATGGCGAAATAGTTGAACACACATATAAAGATAAATTTTCTAAATGCTTGAAATCTAAGCGAATTGCAGAACGTGAAGTAAACCCTCAATCTGTACGTTTTGTCTGTAAACATGTTAAGGCTAAGACAGAAATATACATGGGTCAAAAAAAGATACTTAAAATTATTAACTAAGGAGCTCTATGGTAAAAAGTCTTGATGACTTAGTACAACCAAGTAAAGACGAAATTATAGAAAACTTAAAAAAAGAAAATAAAGAATTAAAAAAAGAAAAAGAAAAGCTAGAACGAGACGTTAAGAATGAACAAGAGTCTAGGCTTATGGAATATCACACCCCTTAATCATGGCTAGAGTAAATTTTAAACTTATAGAAGTAAGAGAAAAACCTAAGAAGAGAAAAGGAAGACATGCAAAAAGACCAAACAAATCATTCAGCAGAAAAAAATACAGAGGACAAGGTCGTTAATATAGATGATATTGTAAAAGAATTACCAGAATTATTGGTTAAACATGCGTATACAAAGTTAAAATCAGGAGAAGAGCTAACAGCTTCAGAAATGAAAGTGTGCTTAGAGGTCTGTAAAACTTATAGTACAGATAATCTTAATAAAAAACCTGACAATATTTTAGATAACGTACCGTTTGATACAGATGGATAAACGAATAAAGAATTTTAAAAATTTTTTGTATCTGTGTTGGAAACACTTAAATTTACCAGAACCAACACCTATACAGTACGATATAGCTGATTATTTACAATCGGAAGACAAAAGATTAGTTATAGAAGCATTTAGAGGCGTAGGTAAATCATGGATTACTTCAGCGTTTGTCTGCCATCAATTACTTCTAAATCCACAACGTAATATATTAGTTGTATCTGCATCTAAAAGTAGGGCTGATGACTTCAGTACATTTACACAGCGTTTAATCGCTGAGATGCCAATATTAAAACACCTAGTACCTAAAGACAACCAAAGACATTCTAAGGTTAGTTTTGACGTAGCACCTGCTCGTGCATCACATGCACCTAGTGTAAAGTCTATGGGTATTACAGGTCAACTTACAGGTTCACGTGCAGACTTAATTATTGCAGATGACGTAGAGTCAGCTAATAACTCACAAACACAACTTATGCGTGATAGACTTAGTGAGACAGTAAAAGAGTTTGACGCTATTATAAAACCAGAAGTAGGACGTATTATATTTCTAGGTACACCACAGACAGAAATGTCTTTGTATAATAGCTTAGAAGAACGTGGGTTTAAAACAAAGATATGGACAGCATTGTACCCTAATAAAATACAAAAAATAGGCTATGGTCACAAACTAGCACCTATTATTGCTGATGTTCATAACAAAGAAGGTAAACCTACAGATTCTAAAAGATTTGATGAGGTAGACCTATTAGAAAGACTTAGTTCTTATGGACGTAGTGGATTCAACCTACAGTTTATGTTAGATACTACTATGTCTGACGCTAATAGATACCCTCTAAAACTAAATGATTTAATTGTAGCTTCAGGTTGTTCTACATGGAAAGAAGCTCCTGCTAAAATACAGTGGGCTAGTTCTCCTGAACAAATGAAAGCTATAGACCCTGAGTTACCCAATGTGGGACTCAAAGGTGACTATTATGTAGCACCATTGTTTATGTCTAAAGAATACACACAATTTGAAGGCACAATAATGTCTATTGACCCTTCAGGTCGTGGAGAAGACAAAACAGCGTATGCGGTGCTTAAAATGCTACATGGAGTGCTTTATTTGACTGCTATAGGTTCATTAGATGGTGGTTATTCAGATGACACTATGTATAGGTTGTCTAATATAGCTAAAAAGAATAATGTAAACTATGTGGTCATAGAGTCTAACTTTGGTGATGGTATGGCTACAGCTTTACTAAAACCTATAATGGCTAAGATACACCCATGTGAAGTAGAAGAAGTAAGACACAATATACAAAAAGAAAAGCGTATCATAGATACTTTAGAGCCAATTATGAATGGTCATAGGCTTGTAGTAGACGATTTGTTAATTAAAGAAGATTTTAAATTAGAACCTAATCATCAGTTGTTTAGACAAATGACTAGGATAACTAGAGACAAAGGAGCGTTACGACATGATGACCAGATTGATGCTTTGGCTATTGCCGCTAATGCTTGGGTTGAACGTATGGACAGAGACCAAGTCTTATCCTACAATCAACATAAAGAAGAGTTATTGGATAGAGAATTGGAACGCTTTATGGAAAGTACAATCGGAAGAACACCACATAAGGATAGTTGGATATAATATGGATATAACACAAAACAAACACATGTTAAGCGTAGCAGAACGAATTAAAAAACATGAAGGTTTTAGAGTAAATGTGTATGATGACCATTTAGGAAACAAAACAGGTGGCTATGGTCATTTAATGTTAGAAGGAGAAACTGAGCCTGAAGGTGGCTACACTAAAGAGTATTGGGAAGGTGTATTCCAAAAAGATTTTAACACTGCTGTAAATGGTGCTGTTAAACTGGTAGGCAATGATGTACCACCAGAAGTTATGGGTATTGTAACTGAGATGGTATTTCAACTAGGATATAACGGTACGTCTAAATTTAAGAAGACTCTAGGTTATATAAAAGAAGGTTCATACTATCAAGCTAGTAAAGAAATGCTTGATTCTGACTGGGCTAAACAAACACCAGAACGTGCTATGTCTTTGTCTAAGATTATGGCTAATATTCAATAAAAAAATTTGAAGGGGTATATCGTATATACGAGAGGCAGTTATCCCCATACGATACGCCAAAAACTGCACAAAAAAGAGCCAAAAGTCCGCATATATAGGCGTTTTTTTGCTGTATATAGGTAACGGACATTATATCCGTTGCGGCTGTGGGTTTTCTTTTTGCTCGTGTGAGCTC